TGACCAGTGCTCATGCTTGATGCAGTATTTGAGGAGTCCTGCAGCAGTGTCAAAGTTAAGTTGATTATTTGGATTGCTAACTCTAGCAATGTATGAAATTACTTCTTGTGCGTTTTTGTTAACAAGTTCACCAGCACCTTGGGTAATGGCAATCAATTTAACATTACTCATCTCGTTCACCTTTCATATGCAGTAGTTTGATTGCTTTGTCAGCAAGTTTTTTGGCTTTACGAAGATACTTAAGTTCTTCTTCTTCGTACATCCAAGGTTGCTTCAAAGCTTTTTTTGAAAGTTTTTTTGTATCTTGAAATCTCATAGAGATAGAAATAGACTCTAGTATTATAGCCTAGAGTCTTGAATCTGTCAAGTTATTATCGACCAGGGAGATTCATTTTTTTGGCATTTGTCGAAGATATACCTAATCCTCTTTGATATGCTTGTGTGTTTTTAAGTGCAGTTCTATATTCTTGCTTAGCAGCTTGTTGTTCAGCTGCTTTAGAAAAGCTACCGAGGTTAAGTGCTCTTCCAATATTAGCAGCTAAACCAGTATTTCTTGATGCAACAGAAGGTCTGGCAAGATAAACTGCTTTTCCTCCTTTGTATGCAAGATCCCCTACACGTTGTTGACCTGTTTTAGGATCACGAACTAATTGAGTTGATGCAAGTTTAACTGTTTTACCTTTAGTGGTAAGAGTTCCAGCTTGTTTATTAACTTTTGCTGGTCCTCCAAGTCCAGTTAAAGCAGAACCTTGTGAGGCACCATATGTCTTTGCTTTAGCAGCAACTTGTCTAGAAGCTCTAGTATCTACTGTTTGGTTTGCTCTTGCAAGTCCAGATAATCCTTGTCCTTTATTAATTGCTTGTCTATTCAATTTTTCTCTTTCTGAGGGTTTAGTAACACCTGTTAATTTATCAGATAAAGCACTTGCTCCAGAAGAACCTAACATACTTCCAGCAACACCCAATCCAATAACTGCTGCACCCTTTGCCACTGGATGTGGAATTGGAAGTGCTGCACCTAATTTAGCACCTGTTATCCAACCTGCCTGCCCTCCAGCAGCAGATGATGCTGCTCCCGATCCTGCTTGAACTCTAGTTTGTCCAGCATCTCTTCTTTGTTTATAATCCAAAGCACCTAAACCAACGTTCAAAGCACCAACTGCTGCCTGTCCTGCAGTTGGTCTAGGAATTCCAAATCCAGATGCTTTTGGTTTTGTAGCTAATGCAGTGCTTGATGCAGGAGCTTGTTGTCTACGTTGTGTTGTAGCATCCCAAGCTTGTTTTACTCTGTCACCAAATCCTTGTTTTGGTTGAGACTGGGTTGCACGAGCTTGTTGTGCTTGATTGTATGTTTGTTTAAACTTAGATCTTACTTGTCTTGCCTTCTCTGCAGCAGCTGGATTTGCCTTAGTCCACCTTTCAAAATCAGCATCACTCATTTGAGCAAATCCAGAGCCAACAGCCTCTACAATAAAATCTGTAAACGTCTTCATTTACACTAAAACCTTTTTTTTATTTATCTTCTTTTCTTTTTAGGATCATCAGGCTTAGTGGCACCATAAAGTTTTGGATTAACTCTACCGTTAGTCCACTTCATAGATTTAAGAACACCAGTTCCAAATTTATCGTAGTAAGCATCAAAGATTTTAACTTGACCATGTGATTGAACAATGTCATAAAGAGTTACACCATTTACTTCGTATGTAACAAGGTAAGAATTTAATGGCAGATTTTTAGACTCCGCCATTATTTTATCACACTTCTCATGTAAAATTCTTACACCGATTTTCTTTATCTCTTCTTTTTCATCTTTAGTCCAGATGGACGAAAGATCATACTCGGTCACCCCATTGGATATTAGGGAAAGCTTCTCTGATGAGGTTGTGTGTGATTCGATATTTTTTGCCAAGATTCTTGTCCTTTACTAAACATACAATTTCTGCTTCATCTTGATGAAGTGCTTCAATCAGTTGAATGAATAAAACCTCCTTTTTAGCTTGGCTCATTTCATAATCACCACCCTCAATAAAGTGATAGAATTTTCTATACTCTTGATGAATGCGTGTGTGTTCAGTACCAGCTGGTGCATCGTTAGGAGTATAAGGAACTTCACCCTCTGGTAAACAACTCTTGAGTGAAGAATCAAAATTCCAAATTAAGAGTGCCTTTAATGCTGGGCTTTCATATTGTTGCAAAATGGAAGCTTTCTCTTCTTTGGTTTTAGCATTCGATACTTTTTGTAGAATTTCCGAAATCAACGGATTGTTAGGTAATTTCATTTCAAGTTCCTCTTTAATTATTCGTCATCCTCGCAATCGAGGTATTCTGGGTTTTCAAAACTAAATGCAATAACTTCGTCTGGAATAAGTCTGCCACTATCATCAAACATTTCAGGATGAATACTTTGTTTTCTAAAGTAATCTTTAGCTACCCATCCCACTAATCCACCAACAATCAAAAACATTAATGAAAATAAAACGGTGAATGTAATTGAAAATGCTAAGAGTTCCATTTTTTGTCTCCTCTACGTTTGTCCCTGATATCAAAGGAAAGTTCAAAGTAGATGGTTATTTCTCTTTTGAAGAGGGTTACCATCTTTCCAAACTTAATGAAGCATGTTTTTGGATCTGGTAATTTCCTCCTCGGACGAAGCATTAATTCAACACCTTTATTTATTCTGTCCACATCAAGCCTTCACGTAACCCTCATTGATTAAATATGCAACAGTATCTGCACAACCGCCAAGTTGTTGATCATCTAAAAGAACCTGTGGAAAAGTAGATCCTTCTCCAAACTCTTTATAAAATTGTTCTTTAGTAAAATGATCATCAAGCATATACACTACATGATCAAGATGTGCAAGTTCAAGAACTTGTTTAACTTTGACACAATAGGGGCAACCAACTTTTGAATAAACTGTAAATTTCATTTTCATAAAAATCTCCTTCCCTATTATAGGGTAAAATATAATTTATGTCAATAGCCTCTAGGGATAATTTGTATCCTTGGATTTATAGTTTTAAATGCTGCAATAAGATAGTCACATGCAACTAAGGGATCACAGTGATCCCCACATGTGAAAATATCAATTGCAGCATAATGTTTTTCGGGCCATGTGTGAATTGATAAATGAGATTCGGAGAGTAAACAAACTGCAGTAATTCCTTGTGGAGTAAACTCTATTGAAATCTCATCCATCAAAGTTGCATTTGATTGATTGATTGCTTCCCGCAAAGATGTCATAATGTAATCTTTGTCGTTTAACAAGTTTGAATCTGCATCACATGCTTCTAAAATGTAATGTGTCCCTAATCGCGTTTCCAATACACTAATCTCAAAATCGATTTTATTTATTAAGAAAACTGATGTAGTTCACCGTTATGGTAGATGTACCAATCGATTCCTTTACCATCGCTATCACCAGACATGTCAATTTCAATGTCACCATAACGAGCACCCGTCACGATACTAAAGTTCTCAGCAATCTCACGAACATTCACTACGAGTTTCATAGGATCAAACTCTTCCTCATCAGGAAGTTCAAACGTTCCTTGATAACTACCCTTCTCAACCGAGTGATAAAGCATGTATACGCCATCAGGTTCACAAAGCTCATCAACGTACTCACAGATCGCAGTCGTCTGCCCATCATCAACTGGAACATTATCCGCAATGTCTTCAGAAGTGTAATATGTAAGATATTCAACATCATTCAAAAACAGCGGATTATCATCATCTTCGATAGTACACACACCAACATACTGATCGGTATAAGCACCCCAACCAAGACACCCATCAGTGATGGTATGCCAAGTAGGCAGATCAGAAGGTTCATCCCACTTATGAACCTGTTCAGAAATTACATCAGAATCAAATTCAATCTCACCATCTTCGTTGAAGGTAAAATACTTTTCAATTTGTTCTGCAGTCAATTCTACTGCACCAACCTCTCCAAGGTAAGTACGCTGCCAAGGGCGTTCACCACCAATCCAAATCGTATACTCAGTCATAGGTAATAAAAAAACCACCTAGGTATTCTAGGTGGTTCAGGTTTATTTGTCAAGAGGTCGTTTGGCTGGCGGTTTGTAATCTTTAAATGGTCGATACAAATTAGGGAATGTATCACGGATTATTTCCGCCAACTTATACGGCGTCTGTGTACTAATCATCCGATGGTAGGTGCAGTAAGTGCTACAGGAGTTACTTCGGCAGCAGCGAGATCCAGAGGAAAATTATGGGCGTTTCTCTCATGCATGACTTCAAAACCGAGGTTAGCACGGTTAAGGATGTCTGCCCAAGTGTTAATCACACGATGCTGACTATCAAGCAGCGACTGGTTAAAGTTGAAGCCGTTGAGGTTAAATGCCATGGTGCTAACACCAAGAGCAGCAAACCAGATGCCCACAACGGGCCAGGCAGCCAGGAAGAAGTGCAGCGAACGTGAATTGTTGAACGATGCGTATTGGAAGATCAAACGACCGAAATAACCGTGTGCAGCTACGATATTGTAGGTCTCTTCTTCTTGACCAAACTTGTAACCATAGTTTTGGGATTCGTTCTCAGTCGTTTCACGAACGAGTGAAGACGTAACCAAGCTTCCGTGCATAGCACTAAACAGAGAGCCACCAAATACCCCAGCAACCCCAAGCATGTGGAACGGATGCATAAGGATATTGTGTTCTGCTTGGAAGACGAGCATGTAGTTAAACGTTCCCGAGATTCCAAGAGGCATTGCATCAGAGAAGGAACCTTGACCGAAAGGATAAACAAGGAACACCGCAGAA